CTCACTTAAGAATAATCCTGGAAATGTTTCTTCACCTAAATTGTCAATAACTACAAGAGCACTCTCGCCCACTGTGTTATTCTCCACACTCCAGTATATTTGATTGAACGATTCACCGCCTATTTCATCAGCAATAAACTTGATAACATCTCTAAATATTTTAACTTGTTGCTGTATAGGTGTAATATTATGTTGCCACTCTGCCACTTGTATCATGGTAGGCATTTCAAATACTTCAATGGCTCCATAGTCGCCTCCGGTGCCTAAACTAGGGTCTAGTGCTACAAGATACACATTCCCAGGTTCTGGTTTCTTCCACCATTTGACTTGCCCCATTTTCATCATTGGCTCGCGCCCGTTGAGTTCTGCAAGTTTAAGACTGTTGATTAATGTTTCATCAAATACTAAGAACTCACAACCATATTCTCGACGGAAACGTTCCTCACCAATACGTCCCATCTCAACACGTTTCCATTCTTCATCGCGATCCGGATGTTCGTGCCATTCTGCACGGAAACCATGGAAGCCGTTTCGACCAGTGTTGTCATCTTTTTCGTTGCCATACTCGTCAAACAGTTCCTGACTGTCTTTCCAAATGATAGCAAATTCATCTTCATCACTGTTGGGTGTTGATGTAATAATTGCCCTACCACCAGTTGCTAGTGTTGGGCTGATTGATGTCCAAAACTCTGTAGCAATGTTAGGTTGTACGAAAGCAAACTCATCGCAATATAATAAGGATATGGACATACCACGACCGGTATTGCCAGTAGTAGTAGCTGATACAATTCTTGATCCGTTGTCAAATTCTATACTCCCTTTGTTGTAGTTTACAACTCCGCTACGAATGTAATCGTCACAGAGTTCGTATCCATAACGAATACGTTGCATAATTTCCTGCGAGCCTGTGTATTTGTGTGCGGCAACTAGAATAGTCTGATCTGGGTGGAACATTGCATACCATAACAAATAACTTGATGCACAAGTTGTTTTACCACTTTGGCGCGGTAGCATGTTAATGTTGAATCGGTAATCGTGATATGCTTGAAGTAATCGTTCCTGATATTCAAAAGGTTCAAATTTAACTTTACCCTTAACAGGATGCTGTATATGAAAGAAGTTCTTAGCAAAATGCAAATAACCTTCTTTTGGGTCAGCACATTTTAACAAGTGTTGAACTTGTTCTTCTGTAAACTTTTCTTTTGTGTGCGCCTTTTTGGTCAGTACGCCATCGAGTGATTTTGCCATACTGTTATTTACACAAAAAAATAGACTCCGAAGAGTCTATTTGGCACTGGTTTACAGAGTGCTAACTGCAACGAATTTTTAACGATTGTTGTCTAAGTCGTGTTGATGTTCTGCAGCATCATTCTGATCCCACTGGGTTTGAGGAGCAGTGGCACCGTCCATGCCTAAGTCACTTGCAAACCGATCACCAATCCACTCGTACGGATCACCATCGCGAGCTTTTTTAACACCATATGGCATGTCTTCTTCATAATAATCATATAATGCATCATACAAACTTTCACTCATTTCACCCGATTCTTCAAAATCTCTAACATCACGCTGGTGTGTGGTTAGAATATGTTGCATAGTGTGACCCATGTCATCTGTAAGTACGCTTTCTGTTAGATCGCGTGTCTTAACTTCATTATATAAATTGTGTAATTTTTCTACTAGGCCTTCATGCACTGTTGTGCTTTGACGTAAGGTGTTGTTGCCTGGACTGTAGTGTGGGTTTGAACCGCCTTTTGAATGCATATCATTACCAGTTGCAGTAACCGCATCTACACCGTGTACATGTGTTCCGGCATCACCGTGAGCACTGTTTCCAAATGTTTGTCCATCATCACCCATTGCTTCTTCAAAGTCGTCGTCACCTAATAACGGCTCTTCGTGATCGTGTTCCGCATCGTGACTAGCAGCTTGGCCGTTTTCAATATTGCGTAAAATGCTCATCAAGTCTTTGATGCCGCCTGAACCTGAACCATTCATGCTGACATTCATTGTAACGCTGTCTTGTTGTTTAGGTTGCTCTGGTTGTCCCATGCCGCCCAGCATACCACCCATTGGGCCGCCAATGATGATGCCTTCGCTGTCTGCCGAAGCATCGGTGTGTACAGGAGCAACTTCTGCACCTTCTTCTATACTACGCAGCTTGGTCATTAGATCTTGTAAATTCATTATTTTACTCCTTTTACACTAGGTACTTTAACCTGTTTAGTAAAAATGTTTTGAAACTTTGTTTTTGTTTCCACTTGCTTACCAGGTTTTTCCTTACTATGCTTAGGGGCGCCTGATGCTAAAATTTCATCATTGATGCCTTTAACTTGTGTACCCTGTGTCTTGTTTTTACCTAATTCTTTCAAGAAATTCATCTTGTATTCTTCGCCTGCTAGATTCTGATTATCACTTGACTCTGGCTCGGTGCCTATCAATGCCTTGCCACTACGTTTGTCGTTGGCATGATTAAGTTCATGTTCTTTTTCTTCTGCAAGGTTTTTAACTTTTACATTGGCTTGTGCAATACCGCATCGTTCTGCAATCATATCACGAATTTGCAAGCTGGTTGCTGGGTAACTGGTACACACATCAAAAATGGTCATGCCAACATTTTTATGTTCTGGAAATTCTGATTGGTGTTCTTGTATTGGTGTGCTTTTGCCTGCACTGCAACTTTGAACATGGAATTGGGCTAGTGCCAGCTTCATCTGAGCAGCACAGTCTTTTGGACAATCCCCGGCAATTTTGACCTTAAATTCATAGATCTTTTTGTTTTCTGTTAAGTAGTCTTTAAATGATTTCATAGTTGGATCCTAGTGTTGTATTTATTTTAAATTCTTTAATTTTTCCAACAAACTGTTGCGATCTGTGACAATTACACCGTCTCCTTGGATAGTGACACTGTCATCTACACCAAGGGCATCTTGGTCTAATTTCTGTTTTTTAAGCTGCAAATCGATCATTTTTAACTTTTTATCAAGTTTTGCACTCTTGGCACTGATAGCATGACCCAACATGCTAGCCGCTACTTCAAACAAGCGGCCGCTGTAACGTGCTTCAACATTCATGCCTAAGTCCATAATGTCTTCATAGGCATCTTTTGCTTTTTGTGCAAGTTCGTCTAGCTCTTGGTCGCCAACATCGCCTAATCCCTTTACTTGCGGCAGGGCTGCACTGATTTTGTCATACTCGTTTATGTTGCGAATAAACGGCTCAGCAACTTCGGCTTTTTTAGCTGCTTTTTCTTCCTGCTTGACAATTTTCTTGCTTTCAGGTAAATTTAAAATTTCTTCGAGTTTCTTGGTCATAATATACTTATGCTTAGACCTGACTGAATATATCATTTTCATTAAGAATTCGGAATTTTATGCCTTGTTGCTTGCACCAAAGGCTAGCACTGGCCCACTTGGCTTGATTCTTAATAAACTGTGCTTGATTGTATTTGTTTTTGCCCACACGTTCAAGTATGCTTTGACTGGCTGGTTTTATTTCAATTAGTTCAGTTGACACGCGACCATTTTTATCCACATACTGTATGAAAAAATCTGGCACATACACTGTTTGTCTGTTGGTAAGTGGATCTTTGTAAGGAATTTGGACAGCTTCACTGGCCCATTTTTGGATAGCTCGGTTGTTGTCACAAAAATTCATGAAACTCCACTCCCAGCTGGACCTGTAGGTTGGAACCTTAGTGCCGACATATTTTTCAGGATGTTTCATTGCGAACTTGCCGCGAGCAAATTTAGCCATGTTACACTAAAATATTTCGGCTTTCGTAAGTATCGGTAACTGGTTTTACTCTATAACCTAGTAGACTAGTTTTTTCTCTACTAGCGTTCAACACTTGCGTGATCACTTGACTTAACTGTACATCTGTTAGGCCTTTTAAACTATCTAACAAGGCAAACACATTTACATTTTCTGTTCTTGCTTGATTTAATAATGTGATAGCAATACTACTGGCACTGGTTGTATCAAATCCGCGCTTGCCAAAGAATCCAGTAACCGCATCTATTTGATCTGCGGGAAAACTCACAGGCTTTGAAAAGAAATTATCAAAGAATGTCTTTACATTTTTTGAGCTAGTTTGTGTTTGTGGTAAATTTGTTATCATAGATTATCCAAAGAAGTCATCTAAATCAGAAGGCGCAGGGCTTGAATTATTTTCATTTCCTGGAAATATTGCATCTGACAGTCCGCCCACAGCTTCCCCGATTGATGTTGATACCTCGCCAATCGCTCCACCTACAGCATCTATTGCTCCGCCCACTGCTCCACTTACAGCATCTATTGCTCCACCAATTGCATTACCAATTCCGGCTACGCCGCCCAGAGCATTGAATACTCCAATACCAGCCGTTGCAAGAGCAACACCACCAGCAATATTACCTAACGCACCGCCTGTATTTTGATTTTCATTTACAGAATTAATAGCATTAGCCAGTATGCCAGGGGCAAGTCCTGTGGTGTCTATTGATTTAACAAAACTAGGATTGTTTACTGTTGAGTCTGGATTAGGTCCTTTTAGTGGACTTGCTGACAAATCGTAGTGTGAATCTTGCAGGGCAAATCCTTCCGGATCACCTGGAGTTACTGTGCCAACACTAAATGTCACAGCTTCGTATGACATCTTCATATCAAAATCATGAACACTGCCATCACTGTAGCTTACTTTGCCGTAGTTCCAACTAGTGACCAGCGGATTAATTATTTTATAGCAAACGTATTCATGACGGGCCATTTGATAAATTTTAATATAATTAAAAAATGGTTGTGAACTTCCGTTATCAAATCCGTAGGGGTTGGGCATAGCACTTCTGTAATTTTGCATAGCGTTACGTGCGTATGCACCTGGATTGGTTGCAGTCCTAGAATCTGCGTAATAATAACTCCAGTAGGCTTGCCATAAGTGATTGATTAATCCCATGTTGTCGTCGTGAAATTTAACTGCTATTTCACCGTACTTTGACTTATACTGTACTACTTTTTTACGGTTATACTGATTTAGTAGCTCAGTTTCCATAGTGAAACTTGGCAGATCGATATTCTTGACCAACATGTTGATTTCTTGACCATAACGTTGTACTAGTTGTGCATTTTGCAATGCGCCATAGTTAATACCAAACGCCACGTGAAATAAAAATTTACTTTTGGGTGCTAATCTAAACTGGTCAGCCGTGAAAAGATTGGCTGCATGTTTGTAGTCTTTGAAGATAACCTGATCACCGTTTAACTGGTTGGTAGGGTCTAGAGTTGGATTAGATGTGAATGCCATAATAATATTTATCGAAAATATTAACTGCGTACTTAATGATCAGTCAACAAAAAGTCCACCTAAGTGAACTTTGTGTATTAAGAACCCATTACGTTTCTTGATGTACTTGC